GGCGCTTCCTCGAGCCTGCGTAGCATTAGGCGGCCGTAATCTTGGTACTGCTCGACTCCAGCGAGAACGCTGAAGGTGCATCGGATTCCGGCTGCCCATTCGTAACACTCCCGCTCAAAGCAACATTGCTGTTCAGGGGTGAATCCGAACCGCTCGAAACAGAGCTCTCGGGCGTTTGATGAGATTGCGTAGATTGCGCTGTCATCGAAATGGGTGCGCTCGGCTTGCTCAAGGCGGAGGCGCTGGTGGTAATCGTCGTCGTCGATGTAGAGGGCGCACTCTTGGGTGCGGCGCAAGACTGCCCATGCGAGGGGCCCGACGATGGGGCATCCGTGGTAGCTGAAGTAGTAGGAGAGGGCTTTGGCTCGAATGAGGCCGTCCACTTTTCCAGGTCTGAGGCACGAATACCGTTTGGGAACAGAAAAGAATGTTCCAAGGATTTTCCGCGGATCGCACAATGTGCTGTTTCCAACGCGTATCTCCACATCTTCTGCTGTGATGATTTCCACAGCGGGGCGGATGACTCGGCAAAATGGGCGCGCGGAAGCGTTGCTGCGAGGCATTGCGAATTCGCAGCTATTGCCAAGGGCGTAAGCTCGTTCACATGCTGCTCGAAGAGTGTTGCCATTTTCTTGATCTCGGCGCACTGCATCTCGAACTTCTCGCGCAATAGCTCCGATTGACACCGCAGCAGCTTGTTGGCCGACGCTTGTAGCTTCGAGTGCCCCACAAAACCCTGAAACTGCGAAGTTATCAAACAGTTGAAGTTTTGCAACACACCCAAGTTGGGTAAGTCGGAGGTTGACTTTTGCGATGTCGCTACGCTCGCAGGGGAACACTGAGTCGTCGCCTTCCACGCAGATTGGGAGCCGTCTGAGCTGCTCTGCAAGTTGGCGAGGGTCAGTGCTTCCATCGTCAAGGATGGCAAAACCTGTGTAGAGGAGGTTTTGCACGCTGTTGCACTGGGAAGTGTCAACACGACCGGACATGAGGCGGTGGTGGATGCGCCCTGTGCACTGGCTGAAGCGACATTCGTTGTAACGCAAGTTGACGAGCTTGAAGAGCTGCTTGGCTGGGTGGTTTGTGTCATGGGCAAAGGCGCGATCGATGATGGCGTCGGCGATGAAGGTGCGCACGCCGCTGAGATGACACTCAAATGACGAGTAGTCATTGACCGCGACGCTGCCATTGCCCACGCGGCATTGAATGTATTTTGCGCGCTCTTGTACTGGCACATGCTTGACGAAAAAGCTTTTGTGGAAAAGTTTGCGGTCAATTGCATGGGAGTAGGGCAGAAGAATTGCTTTGATTTCATCTGGAGGCCCTTGAATACATCGAGGAAATTTTGTGGTACCGTCTGGAGCCAGCTCGTAAGACTCGTCTTTTTCGAAAGAAGAAAAACAAACGCTGCCAGTGTCAACGCAAGGGGTAGAATTGTAGGCTTTTGCCAGCTTGCGAAGATAGCTGAGAGGCTTTGTGGTTTCAGCTGCGTAATCTGCGAACGTAGAGGCGAGTTCAGAGTAGTCAAGAGGAGTGACCACGTGTTGGATGGCATCGAGCGCAAAAATTTTGAAACGCGCGACAGTGTTCGGACAATGCTGCGGCATGAGGCGGCCAACGCGATGCCAAAAC